GCTGTGGCTAATTCTTTTATAGAGTCAGATGAGTTCATGTTAGTGGCCCATGTATTGAACAAATGCCGAACGTGGCATACCTGTTTCAAACCAAATGACTTGCTTATCTTCTTCTGTCATTGTTCCGAGTTCCATGTGTTCTAATGCTTCCAATAAACGCATTTGACGTTCTTCTTGCATAAGTCGCATTTCTTGCATTTCATCATCAATATCACTTGTATCAATCATAGTATTCTCCCTTTAAGTTAACTATGTAGATATATTAACAAAAATTAATACATAGTGCAACAAGTGTTGTAAAATAAACAAAAATAAATTAAGATAACTTTATGCAAACTACAACAAACAAATTTAATTGGAATGATTCCATATTAATTGATTTACTTGGTGGCACTAATGAAGTGGCTAAATTGTGCAACGTAGCACCTCCAGCAGTAGCACAATGGAGACATCGAGGTTTACCACATGGGCAATTAGTATTTTTGGCTGCTAGGTTAGAAAAACAATCACATGGATTAATTACTAGGAAAGAATTATTTCCTGATAATTGGTGGTTAGTGTGGCCAGAGTTGCACGGTGACAAAAAATGAGTCCATTTAAAATTATTGAACCAACGGTAATATCTTTTAGTGGTGGTCGGACTTCAGGGTATATGTTATGGCGAGTGTTGCAAGAAAACAACGGTTTGCCTGATGATGCCATTGTAATTTTTGCCAATACAGGCAAAGAAATGGAAGAAACCTTAGAATTTGTGCGTGATTGTGAAATAAATTGGAAAGTTCCTATTCATTGGGTAGAATATAAATGGAATGAAGAGTCAAAATTAAGATTTAAACGTGTAGATTTTAATACGGCAAGCCGTAAAGGTGAGCCATTTATGGATATGATTCATGAATCCAATGGTACTGGTTATTTACCTAATCCCGTTGCTCGTATTTGTACAATAAATCTTAAAATACGCACGATAGACAAGTATTTAAAGTCTTTAGGATGGAAACATAACGAGAACATGGATTGGGTAGGGATCAGGGCAGATGAACAACGTAGAGCTGCCAAGATTGATCGTGAACGTACTCCACTTGTAACTGCTGGTATTACAAAAACAGATGTAGGAAACTTTTGGAAACAACAAAGTTTTGATTTAAAGTTATCTAACAACAACGGTGTTACGATGCACGGTAACTGTGATCTTTGTTTTCTGAAACCAGCCCATCAGATTTTGAGTCTTATTCGTGAAAAACCCAGTCGAGCAGACTGGTGGATTGAAGCTGAGATGTCTGTCCAGACATCCAACAAAGCGTTTGGGGATGGTGGTCGGTTTAGAAAAGATCGGCCTAGTTATCAACAGATGAAAGATTACGCATTAAGTCAGCAAGAATTATTTAATATGAATGAAGAAGCAATTCCTTGCTTTTGTGGTGATTAAGTTTTAAGATTTAAAACATTCGGAATAATTATACGGAAGGTGGTAGGTCATGGATTGGTCGGGTAACGGCAGCAACTATGATACAAGCAGACTGTGGGAAAGTAGATGTAATACTGCACAAATAGGTGGCGAAGATAGTGCCTATTCTACGAAAGACTGTCGGGTGAACTGGCTCCGAAAGAGAAGGTTTTGAAGGCACACTAGGATGGCTAGGTGTCTTCACCAAAAGAGAAGATGTATATTATATATATATTAAGGTGTAGTTAGTTGGATAAGAATAGTGAAGAATGGAGAAGAATCTGTGAAGCAACTTCAACACTTAAAACAGAAAAACAACAAAGAATTAAATATTTAAATTTAGTAGAGAAGCATCGTGGTAAAGTTGCAAGACAAGAATTAGAAGCAGAAATTCTTAAACAATGGAAAATTCTAAAGGGAAAATAGAATGTCATCTTATTTAATATGGGCAATAGGTGTAGTTTATCTATACGTTGCAGTAGAACAAATACTTAAAGGTAATGTAGCTTTAGGTATATCTTTTGTTGGTTATTTTATTGGTAACATTGGATTAGGACTGGTGGCTAAATGATTGATCCAAATAAAGAGATACAAGACATAGTTGATATGATTGATGACTATGCCTATGCAGATGCTAGATTAGCCTGGTTAGAATCTTACAAATCAGCGTTAAAAGCATTAAGAATGAAAGATAGTCCTAGCCCATCAATTGCTGGTAAAGAAATGGATGCGTTAGCTTCTGAAGATTATGTGCAGTATTGTTATGATTTAGAAGAAGCTAAACGTAAATACACATCATTAAAACTTACTATTGAAACTGCTAAAATGAAGGTTGAAGTCTGGCGAACAGAACAGGCGACAAACAGACAAATAGAAAAAATTACAAGATGATTCATTATCATGGGTTGCCTATAAACCCAAATACAGTTGCTACATATGCAATAAATAATGGTCATGCATTTATATCATTTGCTGGTGCTGGACAACTTGGATTAGCAATAGAAGTATGTCAATCATTTGCTTTAGATAATGGTGCATTTAGTGCATGGAAAACAGGTAAACCAATTTTAGATTGGACTAAATATTATGAGTGGGCATTAAATTTAAAAAAAGTTCCATCTTGTGATTTTGCTGTTATTCCTGATGTTATTGATGGAACAGAGTCTGACAACGATGCTTTACTTAGAGATTGCCCATTTCCTAAATGGTTTGGTAGCCCTGTGTGGCATATGCATGAATCATTAGAGCGTTTAGAACAATTAGCAAATACTTATGTTCGTGTGTGCATAGGAAGTTCAGGAGAATACGCAACTATAGGCACTAATAAATGGTGGTCAAAAATGGGCCAAGCAATGCGTATTATTTGTGATGATATGGGCAGGCCAATTTGCAAATTACATGGGTTAAGAATGTTAGATCCAAGAATATTTACAAAATTTCCTTTTTCATCGGCTGATAGTACAAACATAGGTAGAAATGTTGGAATTGATTTACATTGGAAAAGTGGAAATTATTTACCGCCTACTAAAGAAGCAAGAGCATTAATTATGAGGCAAAGAATTGAAGCACATAATTCACCGAGTATTTGGGATTTTAAACAAGTTGAACAGATAAATTTATTTTGACAAAAGCAGAAAAAAAATTATATGGAAAAATTGCAAGATTGGGATGCTCTCTCTGTAGGCATCTTGGATACGGTACGACACAACCTGAAATACACCACATCAGACGTTTTGGTGGTAAAAGATCAAACGCAGAAGTCATTGGACTTTGCCCAGAGCATCACAGGGGGAATAGTGGTGTTCATGGACTTGGGCGAAAAGGATTTGAAACTCGCTACGGAATTGACGAGCAAACCTTATTATTACACACAATGGATTTATTAGAATCCAATTTTAGGTAAGCCATATATTTTACATATACGATTTGCATAAGACTTAAACACTCGATCATGTTCTGCCCAATGTTTAGTTTTAAATCGTTTCATATGTATAATTTCATGCAAAATACTACCAAGTAATAAATCATATGTATAGTTTTTGGATTTATTTATACATATTTCATGCAATTCTGTTTCTACATTAAACATATATGTTGCATAGACTTGAACACTTTGTGCATCATCTACATATAATTCATCAACGCAAATAAATTCAATTTGTGCCGTATTTGGAAGTTTCCATTTATCTAATGGTGGTAATTGACACACCATGCAATAAATAATTTCACAAATTTTGGCTGATGGTGTCATACGCTATACACTTTGCCTCTAAATTCTATTGTATGGTCGTTTTCATCGTGAACTTGAAACAACTCAGGCATTAGTAATCTGCCTTTATGAAATGTAAGCATACAAAATCCAGACCGCCAGTCGGTTGGGGCATCCTCCAGATACCCAATGAAAGCATCACCTTTAGGGTATGCAAGCATACCTGTTTGTACACCATAAAATGTTTTTTGATAACCTGTTATAGGTTGTACTGCTAAAACGTGCGTGTGACCTGTAATTATATTGCACCCTAATGCAGCTTTTACGTTATTGTAGCCAGCGTAAGCCCCACCTTTAAGCCTATGTTTTACAACTGTTTCATCGTTTAACCAATATGACCAACAGGGTTTCCAGGCTGGCAGGTGGTCTTTCAGCGAAAAACCCGCAATGTTCTGGTACTGCGGCACTTGTGCCGAGAGAAACGACTCGAACCTTTGGTCGTGATTGCCAAATGTGTGTATGAGATTTTGTTTAAATTTAGATGCTTTTTCTATTTCACCCATGTAATGCGTAACGGCTTCTAGTTCTTCTATCACGCTAGGGGCATTTTGAAACATAATGCGTGGGTGTCTGCTAATACTTGTACCGTCAAAAATATCACCATTTGCAATAATTACTTCGGGTTTGTATTCTTTGATTGCTTCTAATAATGCAAGGTAAGCTGTTGTCTCTGTGTTTGGATAAAAGTGAGCATCGCTAAAAATCAACACTCTGCCATTTTCAATATTGATGCCTCGTCTGACATTGTGGCGAGTTTCATCTAGTTTTGCCTGTAATTTTGCTTTTTCTTGTTCTGGTTTAAATTCGTATTTAATTGTAGGTTCTATTGATTCAAGTTTTATGTTATATTTTTTTTCAAGTGATCTACGTCTTTTGTAAACTGAAGCAAGATCAACATCAATGACTTTGGCTAATTTGGAAGGTGACTTGTATTCATGCCATAATTGTATAAAGTATTCATCAGCGACTAATGGTGGTGGCATACAAGTCCTTAAGAGTTTCCATATTTATAACACAATTATATTAATTTACAATGACATACGCTAAACGAGTCGATGAAAACCACCAAGAGATAGTTAAAAAGTTTAGAGAACTTGGTGCAAGTGTGTTTGATGCAAGTGGTATTGGTCGAGGATTTCCAGATATTTTGGTCGGCTACAACAATAACACAGCATTAGTCGAGATCAAATCAGGCGAAAAAAAGAAATTTACAGATGCACAACTTAAGTTTATGACTGAATGGAAAGGTTCATCTGTCACTAGAATTAATGATATTGGTGGTGCAGAAAGACTTATCAATATGATGAAACTCTGATAAAATAAAGCATGGAAAAGAATATGGCCTTATTTCTTGCAACCCTGTTACATTCAGGGACTAATACCCATTTTATGC